TGTCTGGATCAACGATGAATGTTGCGCGAAGTGCGGCACCTGCTGGAGCATAGAATACACCCAACTGTTCAATTAGGCTTACGCTACCACGCTCTTCGCCGGGTTGGTGACGAGCAGTATCAGCAAACTGGTGATGTGTGATCTTGCGCAAGTCATCGTGGCTCTTTTGCCATGCTACTTTACAGAACTCGTTATCTGTGCTACCTGTGAGCAGAACTGCATCACGATCCGCAAAGTCTTGTGCCAATTTGTCATAGGCCACAATTTCTGTAGGACATACAAATGTAAAGTCCTTTGGATAGTAAACGATTACTTTCCACTTGCCTTCAAATGACTTTTCTGTAATAGTATAAAACGCATCTTCTGGTTGTCCTGGCTTGACACCTGTTACTGCGAATGGGGTTAATTTATCGCCAACTGTTTTCATATCTTCTCCTTGTGTGTGATAAAAACTAATACTCAGTGTTTACACTGATATTATATTGTACGTTTATTTAACCTATAGGTCAAGTGATTTTAATAGTTTTTTCAATAATTATTTCTATTACGCTTATAGGAAAAATTAATAACAAAAAGAAACCCGCCGAAGCGGGTTCTGCTATTTTGGATGACAAGGTATAACTACCTCGGAGTTGCAGTTTCTTAGGCTGCTAGAGCAAATTTGCTTTTTCCAGAAACAGTGTTTCCAGTGAAGCTCATTGCGCCAAACTCAAATGTATCAGCGTTTGCTTTTACTTTATTTGCTTGATTTACGGTCATCGCCTACCGTGTTGCCGTCTCTATTATCTCACCCTGTCGAAACCATGGCAGGCCCATTATAAAGTACACTCAGCTTTCGCCTTGCTTCCAGAATACTCGGATCGGAGTATACTTTATGGTGGACCTGGCGGGAGTCGAACCCGCGTCCAGAATGCCTTCACTTTGAAGGAATTACAACAATACTTTTAGGCAGGCTGGATGTTACTAGCCTGTGCGCCTTTCATGCCTTGAGTTACTTCAAAACTTACAGTCTGTCCTTCTTGTAAGCTCTTGAAGCCACTCGAATTAATCTGTGAGAAATGTGCAAATAAATCTGCGCCACCGTCGTCGGGAGTAATGAAACCAAAACCTTTGGCATCGTTAAACCACTTTACTTTTCCTGTTACCATTTGTTACTTTTTCCTGTTATGTTAAGTTTTTCTCTGTGTGTAAATGTATTACTATTTAAGCCAATTGATTGTTGAGATCAAATTTGCCACAATATTATATTTTACTGTTACTAGTATAATTGATATCTTTGTAATTGTCAACATCAAAATCCCAGTATTGCATATGATTTCCAGTATCTGGAACTGTAATTGCCCATTCTCCGTTGATTAAGACTCCGGATGGGCTGGAAGTAGGTCCGTCCCATAGTTCTCCGTTAGGACAAGCAGAATTATCAACAGTAACTATAGGCATTTTGGACAACCAACTGATCATTTGTAAATGAGCTGTATTCCAATCTCTAGTTACTTTGTCATGCGTTTTATCTACATTTCTGTTGGCGTTTGTGGAATGTAGTAAAATTTTAGCACCATTGTCCTGTGCTAGTTTTGGAAGATTAACACAGCCCTCTGCTCCATACAAATCTGCACATATCAATCCTGCTGCAACAATATTGCAGATGTTGCCTTCATGATCTTCCGCTTCAATGGGAATGAGATTTAAACTGGTTCCTTGAACTACCCCACAATCAAGATCGAGTTTGGTCAGTAATATTTTGTTGTGTGTGGAAACCAGCTGTCCTAATTTATTATAACTTCTTATCTGATTCCTAACGGACCCGTCTGATTCTTTCCACAGTGTACCTAGACACATTGCGATGCTGTTGTCTCTGGCATGATTTTCTAATAACTGTAAACTGTCAACAAGCTCTTGACTATGAAATTCTGGATGGTAACCGGATAGACTGGCTTCTGGAGTAATAATTAGATCAACTTGATTTTCATAGGCCCAATCAACGCATTTCATTAACTGTTGTAGATTTTGTTTGTGGTCTGCACTGCATTGTATTTGAGTAAAACCAATACGTAATTTTCCTCTCACTTAAGCCATCCAATCTTTTCGCTGTTATCTATTCTTCTTTGATGTTCTTCTACGCTGCCTGGAAAGCGCCATGCCCAAACAGCAACAATGGCCATAAAGACCGCAGTGCTGACTATACCAACGGGCTTGACTCCGGTGAAGAACATAATGCATAAACTAGTTGACATCATGGCCAGCATAAAGTATTTCATCTTGGTAGGGAACACACGCTTCTCGCCCCAATTAGTCAAGAACGGTCCAAACAGTTTGTGATTCATAATCCAGCGATGCATACGTTCGCTGCCTTTGCTAAAACAATAGGCAGCAAATACCACAAATATACTATACGGAATGCCTGGAGTAATGACTCCAATGTAGGCCATGCCTAGGCTGAGAAATCCTAAAATGTTCCAGAATAATTTTTTCATACTAGTTGTACCAGTCCTTGACCATAGGTCTTATCATTTAGCAAAGTCAAAACCTGTTTTCTTTGTTGATCTTTAGCAAAGCTAACGTGTATCCAGGGCAATCCCGAGCCAGTTGTTTTGTATTCTAATAACAATTGATCGTAACTGACATTGTCTCTAATCCATAAAGCTATATTATAGTACTCACTTTTTGCAACACCTCTAAATTGAATATCTGCTGCCTGTCCTTTAGGATGTTGACTCTTTGGATTACTGCCAGGAGGGCGCCATGTGTTAGTGACAAATGCCCCAGAAAATTTAGTTCGGATAGGTTCAATACAGTTGACCGCTAATAATTTTAAATTACAACAGATTTCTTCAACACTGAGACCACCAGCAGGCGCTCTAAGAGAGTTGTCAAATACCACATGAGGTTTTCTAGTTAATTTTCCCACGGTGTAAGTTGCAGTTAACTGTATGCCGTCAATGGCATCTCCGGTAGGGAAGGGAGTTATGCTGGCAATATCTGAACAGTCTTTTGACAAAGCTGCCGGCGACTTAGGCGGCGCTGTATCTTCGGCTTTTTTATCAACTTTGGTTTCTAATTCAGTTTTGTCTATACTAGGCTTGCTGGCAACAAAAGCAGCACCCGAGCCAGGGACATCCGCATCGTCATCGTCGCCTTCGTTCATATCTCTGTTTGCGGGTATGTCAGTATCAACTTCGTCGCCTGCAAATACGTCACCGCTACCTGTGGCAAAATGCCCGCAGGTTGCAGAATCTCCAGCCCTTACTGTAGGTATATTGTTTGTAAATACAGATTGACTGCCTTCGGCCATAGTTGGTCCGCGATGGGCACCACGGCCGTGTCCAGCAACAGCATCTCCTAATCTCACTGTAGGGTCATTATTGGTAAAGACATCGCCGGAGCCTTGTATTAGTGCTCCGCCAGCAATGTCCGTTCCTGCGTCTCTCGATACCCCAGCAGTCATATTAGAATTCTTTAGGCAATGTGCCTACCTGGGCTTTTAACGATGCAAAGTCTGTTATTCCCTGTGCTAGTAATGATTTATAAATTGAATACACACTGATCCATTCGTATGGACTGATAACATGGATTCCGGGGCCTTCACCTAGTTCTTTCAGTTTTTTCTGATGAGTTTCAATTTCTCCCAACTTGGTAGCCAATGTAGTTGTTTGCGTAGCGATAGTGGCTAGGGAAGTTTTAATGTCTGTTGAATTTGAAGCAATAGTACCTAATGCGGTAGCAATACTAGCATAATAACTAGAATAATCAATTGGATCGCCGACGGCCATAATAATTCCTTAAACTAGTATTTAAGCCAGCGCAATGCCGGTAGTTGATTCGAGGAACTGTTTGGCAAATGCCTCATCAGTTGCTTCTGCTACTGTGACTGTAGTCTTAGACAATTTGATATCTGCATTTGGACTAACTGTAAACAGGTAGGGCATCAGTCCAGGACCTTTTTGTCCCATACCAATAACCATTGGCTTTGATAACTTGTAATAGTCGTTTGTTTCTTCTGCTAGTTTGGCCACAATTTCTTCACCGCTTGTGAGTTTAAGAGTGATAACTTCGCCTACACCCACGCCTTTATTAATTAACATTTTTAGTTTCCTTTTTAGTATCCGGTACCGTTGAATCCGGTTTCGTCAATATATTTTCTTAATTCTGTAAA